CCAGGCTATCCCTATCACCGGCTTTCTGAATGTATCGAAAAGACTCCTCCACTGAAGCCTTCTCTCGGGATCCGCTCTTAGATAAGGCGCACCCAGAAAGTCTGTATCTTTGGTACGGAACAGGTTAGGCAGGCAATCCACTGGTATTGAGTAATCCGGTTCGTCCTCCCAATTCCTTTCCTTGAACCTCGTCCCGTAGACCTTAGCCTTTGGGAATGACCTCTTGAACAACCCCTCAAGCCTGTGGTCGCAGTCGATAATGACTTCAGCTTTCTCAATCGCGTCTGGGATGCACGAAGCAAACCCGATCTCATCACCTATTCCTTGAGTACCGTAGATGACTACCTTCCCCTTCTCTCCCTTCCATCTAGGCTCTTCAGGGCTTCGGTAGACTCTCAACTGTCTCTGCTTCTCAACCCCAGCGGTCTCGTCGTACAACCTCCAACCCTCTTTCCACTGCCTCTTCATTAAAAGGGCTAGAGACTTCGTTACCCTCCCGTTGTCCCACCGCAAACCCGTCTCTTCGGCCTTCTTCAACCAACCTAGAGCTATGTCAGGTTGACACCTGTTCACGTAGATCAGGGCCAGATTTTGCAGAGCGGCTACGTTCTTCTCGGGCTCGATCTGTAGGGCTTTTCTAAAGCACTTCTCGGAGTCCTCTAGATTCCAAGTCTCCTGATGGCACATCCCGGCGTTATTCCAGGGTTCAGCTCTATTGGGTTGAATCTCGGCCACCCGTCTGAAGATGTTGTAGGCTAGTCCAAACCTTTCAGTCTTCAGGAGACAGTACCCAACCAGAAATAGCGAAATCGGGTCTTCGAAGTCCTCATCCAGGAGGTCTTGGCATACCTTCAAACATTCGGTGTATTTCTCTTGAGAGGCTAAATCACGGGCCTCTTCTAGCTTCTGGCGGTATGTACTTTCTCGGTCGTCTTTAGGTATTTCCACTCAGGGCTATTCAGTAGTTTGAAAAGTAGCTTTTCGTTCCCCGGCCTCATCGGCCAGTTCTCCCTTCCATATTCGTTCAACCATCTCAGTTGAATCACCAAAGGAATAGAGGCGTACTTCCACATCCCCTCCTTGATCCCTTTGTTACTGAAGTCTGTATCGTTCGAATACTGCTTGTTGGAATCTAAAATATCTCCAACATCCTGCTGGGTCTCGATAACCACATCCCCGGTAAATGGGTCGTAGTGAAACCACTCCGTCAACCCAGTTAGGGGGTCGTGGTCAAAGAACCGTTTTTCCATAGAAAAGGGGGCGAGCTTATTAGGCCCGCCCCCGCCCTAGTTACGCAGTGCCGTCAACGTCGGAGATCTTCGCGCTGGCCGCTTCGTTCCGAGACTCAAGAGTGAGTTCGGTCAGAAGATGCCATTTCTCAGAGTCACCCGTCTTCGACAGTTTCTCCTTCATCATCCCGCGAAGCTGGGCAATGGCCCAGTAGTCCATGTCCAACAGCAACACGGTCTGATCGCGGCTGAAGCGATCGGGGACGATCCGGTGCTCACCGAAGTCTGAGACGTAAACGTCCGCAGCCCCGATGATCCGGGTCCCTTTCGCAGTCGGACCCGCGTCCCTGTACAGCGTCGCAATCCCGCTGAAGCCCGAGATTTTCTTCTTGCAGTTCGGGCCTACAAGGACAACGGTCGGGTTTCCACCCGCCGACCACGCAGCCGAAATCATGGCCTTGAGGTCGGTTTCCGTGAAGGAACTCGCCGCAGTCGAGTCGGTCGGAGCAACCACCGTACCCCCGGAGTATCCCGGCGTGGTTTGAGCCACACCCGTACCTTTGGAGGTTTTGTTGGTCGCCAACCACGACTCAACCGAAGCAAGCGAACGAGCGGTGTTCGCTCCACCAGCCGAAGAGGCTTCTCTTTGCCTCGCTTCATCAACTGATAGGCGATTTCCGAAGACCGGCCCGCCTTGTCAACGACCTCTTGCGTCCCCGATACCATGATCGTCTTCTTGAAGATCTGGCAATAGTTCTGCAAAGTGACCGTCGCAACGGCGGTGTCGGTTGCCGAGTCGTCGCCTTCAATGTTCGCGTTGGTCGCGGCCGCTGCCAGAGTGTCCGTTTGCCAAACGTGCACAGTAGCTTTAGCTTTGACCCTCGGAAGCATCGAAGCGAACGGGGTCTCGGTGGGTGCGATGTTGTAGATAGCCAGTTATTGTTATCGTCGGCCCGTTTATGACCGACATCTACGCATCGCTGCGTAGCTCAGAGCACATCATCGCTTTCGCGTCGGGCGCTCTTGGGCGGATTATTCTTTCGTCACCGCCTGCTCGTTACACCTTCCGCGCCTCTCGGATACCCTACTTGCGCGGCTTGGCTCGGGATTGTCTACTAGAGAGTTTCCCCGAATTCACCCGATTTGCTTGTCATGCTCAGTTTGGTGGCATCGAACACAAAGGGCCTTCCCATTGCTTGGCCTATATCTAAGCTTGGGAAATTCAGCAAACCCCTTTAGATGATGGGCATGAAGCATTACCCTATGCCCGCAACATCTACAAATACTTCCGTGCTCAATACCGCAGGACTCACATCGAAATTCAGCAGCCTTTAGAACCGCATTCTTCCATTCGAAATAAGCCGTCTTGGATCTTGCAAGCTTGTTCTTGCTGGTAATACCGCCCTTCCAATTAAAGTTCTTATCTCCGACCCACAGACCAATACGAGAACGACTCATTGAAAGCCGGTGCTCTAGGCTTTTAGTTTTCCCGGTGAGTCTTTCTGATCTACTTTGGATCGGTATCCCATAGTCGCGCAATCTGTGGAATACAGCTGTTTCCCCAACCCGATAATGCGCGGCCACATCCCTCATACTCATTTTGCTGTATAGCTCCGCCAATTCTTCTTTCGGCGGGAGAAATGACTTCCTAGGCCCAGAAGTATGTCTAATACCGCTGTCCTTGGAGGTGAGGGAAAAGAACCTCAATCTATAAGCCACCGCACCAGTCGTAACCCCAAACATAGCGGCTATAGCTGGCATGCTGTGTTTCTTATAGAGGGTCTTCAGCTTCGAACGACTAATTGTCCTCCATTCATCTCGCTTGCTCATCCAAGTCCCCAAACATGACAGGGACTATATCTTACTCCTAACCGCGAAGACTTGTCAATCCGTAAGGTCTTCGCGGTTCCCTACGGCTTGGTAGGTCTGGAATACTCCAGCCGGTACGCCTCCTGCTGCCATGGTTTACCCTTTCTTGTTCTTATTGAGATACCACCGTACAAAGTCCTCTCCCTTCCCCGTTTTCTGGAGACGTTCGTAGGACTGGTCGGCGGCTTCTTTGGCAGGGTTTGGTTTTTCCGCGCTTCCTGGCTTGATGACCTTGGGAATCGCCACGACTTTCTTACTTACCTGAGGCTTGGCTTTTTGTAGCTGCCCGTATTTGTAAGCGTCGTGGAAAACCTTAATCAGCCTTGCATCGATTACTTGTGCGACATCCTTACCGTCAAAGCCGTATCTGCCGGCGATGTCTGATATGACGGTGTTGTAGACCTCGTCATTCCACCCATCAATGTCGCTTTGAAGGGTCTGACGAGACTTCGCGATAGCTTCGCTTAACGCTGCCCTCTGATCGGCTTGAAGCTTCTCATTGGCTTGGCGCTGCTCGGCTTCGATTCTTTCAATAGCTTGGTTGACCGAGATCATCTTCAGGAATTCCTGCTGAGCTGCGGCAGGATCTTCCCGAGACATTGCCTCGATCTCAGGCAGAGTCTTTACCCCAGAAAGTTGACTAATGGATTTCTTCTGGGCTTCCAGTTTCTCTGAGTATTCCTTGGCGGCGGTGATGGACGCCGTCCTGATCTGTTCCTGAAGTTGAGCCTCTTGGGCCTTTACCTTCTGGATGTTTCGATGGTAGTCCTGCATCCGCAGGTACCCATCCCTCATTTCCTTCAGGCTGAGTTTTTTCGCCTCTTTGCCAGTGTCAGTTTTGTACTCAACCTCGAAGACCGGGGTTTCTTCGTCGAACTCGATCTCTGGTTGGTCTGTTTTGGACTCGGTGGCTTCTGGCTTGTCTGCGGTCTCTGGAGCGTCGGTAGTCTCAGGAGCCTCCGCAGGCTGCTCCATATCCGTTCCAACATCAGGATCATTGTCTTTATTCTCATTGACCCATTGAGTGAGTCTTTCGATTGTTGCAGTTTCTTCGTGGATTGCCTGTCCTGGAGCTTGGGCCGGTTGTGACGGGGCCTGCCCTTGGACTTGGGCGGCTGCTTCTGCCATGGTTCACCTTGTTATAAAGAGCGGCTTCTTATCGTCCGCTTTACTACTCCCGCTTACGCGGTATTCAAAAAATCCCTAGCTTCTTGTGCCTGAAGTTGTGTTCGATGACCTTCCCGGATTCGATATAACCTCTTATCGAAGCTATAACCAGATCCAAAGCCTGCAAAGCTAAAACCCCCCTGTAGGCTTCGTCTGGGGTTTTGATGTTCTTCGCGCCCCTCAACAAAGCCTTCTCTACCTCTGCGAAAGTCTCGATTACCAACGGGTCATCAAGGATCTGCTTCGCCCTCTCGGCTCGTTGTTCGATCAAACTTGCATCTTCGTCATTCACTGGGTTGTTCCTTCTTCTTACTCTTCGCCTGGGCTTTCTTTATCGCCGCATCGGAGGCCATCTTTTCTCGAGCCAACTGATGCTCACTCACGGCTTTGGCATGCTCCAAAGCTCTCTCTAAAGCTGCTGTAGCCTCTTCAATCCTGAGTCTCTGGGTCTCCGACCAGGCATCGAAAACCGCCCTGGCTTGGTCGAGTTCCTGTTTGGCTGCGTCAGACTCAGCCTTATGGGCCAACTTCATCTGATCAGCCTCTCGCTTGGCCTCGACCTTCATTTTGTTGACTTCAGCATCCATTTGGGCCTTAACCAACGCAGGGTCTTGCTGCGGAGGTTGCGGAGGCATCTGCTCTGGGTGGGTGTAGAACAAATGGTGTAGAACAAATCCGCACCCTTGATGTTCTTGGCCTCCAAAGCCTTGACTCTGAGGTTATAGAGGTTCGCAGGGGTGACGATCGGGATACCAGCCTGTAGAGCGGCCAACTGGAATTGAGTCTCTTCATTCAAGGCTAAGAGTTGTTGCTGTTTGGACCCTGTCCCCAATCCCACCGAAACGGACATATCGAATTTGGAAGTCCACTCCCTTGGATCCATCGGGACCCACTGGTTTCTCAACCGAATGACAACAGGCTTGTCCTGGTGCTTCTGTACCGTCTCCAAAATCGCGTAGAAGAGGTCCTTGACCCCAGTCTCGGAAAACACCCTCGCTACCAGTTCAACCCTGGCGTGCATGTTCTGATCGATGATTGACGCCCCGGTGGCGTGCTTGCTCAAAGCGTCAGGGTCTAATGGAGCCCTACTAACACCAGTCCGGTTTTCCTTGATCTTGGCGACGTACTCCAGCATATTGAAGGCCGGCGCCCCCAACAGAGGCGGAGAGATGGGTTTCACCGCATCGAAGGTCTTGACCCTCACCACTCCACCCGGTCTCGAGGTCAGGAGGTCGTCCAGATTGACCATTCCCTCCAAGGCCATGAACCGACCGTTATTCCCAAAGTAGAAGTTGTCCAACATCGACCTGATGATTGCTGAATTCAACTCCTGGAGGTCCATGGATACATCCGCGTAGGACATCCCATAGAGCTTGTGGGGGAGAATGATAGGAGTCAGGGTGACGAACGGAACAGAATCTACCTCCTCGTTCTCGAGGATCTTGTCTCCCCCTAAAATGACCTTCCTGAGTTCTGCAACCCCATCCCCGTCTACATCTTTCCTGATGTAGGCTTCGGCCAACCAGACATACCTTTCAATGTCATCGTTGGTTGTACTAGTGTCGGTTTCGTCAAAGGAGTATCTGGCTATCCTCTCATCGGTCAAATCGGGAGAGTCGTAGCTACTGATACCTTCGGGATCGAACCCCATCTCTTGAAGTTCAGAAACCGAGACCCTTCTACGCTGACAGATGAACCGATTCTCATGAAGCGGCATCACCGGGAATCGATTAACTAGAATCTCCTCCGGCGGGACGGGTTTAATACAGCACTTCCCCGTATCAGACTTGATCCTGACCTTTAATGAATGGACAGTAGTTGAAACGCCCGTACTAGGATCTACCGATACGTCTTCTGAATGTTCGATGGGTTCGACGTTCTCATCCTGGAGAATCATCGCCATCTCGTCTTCGGAGAGGTTGTCGTAGGTCTCGGTTTTGTACTCCGTATATTTGTCCCAGTAGACCTTTACGAACCCGTTTTTAGACAGAAGAGCGTCCTTGAACCACGTATAGAGAGTCAAAAAACCGTCATTCTGCCTCTGGAAGACGTAGTTGATATAGTCAGTCGCCTGTCTAGCAGCTTCTTCGTCTTCCACCCCTTGAGGCTCAAACCGGACAATCGTATCTCCCCCGGTGAAGATCCTCATCAGGGAAGGCATCATCCATTCGATAGTCTCTAGAACATCTCTCGAGACATATCTCGACCTTCCCTCTACTTCATTACCAAACGGTTCCCCATAGTAGTATTCGAGGGCCTGTTTCCTTTGAGCTGACAGTTCCGTGGAGTAATAGCCAATCGAGGCCCGGATTTCTTTGTCTATCTCGGCTCTCAGTTCGTCATCTGTCATTTATTCTTCTTTTTGTAATAGGAACACAGTATCGAACAGGTCCTTCTTCTTGGTTGGTATGACGATTTCCTTCTTTAAGTAACCCCCGATCTCCTCAAGAATGTCTCGCTTTCTGAAGGAGAGGAAAGGTACGTCATGCCAGTAATGAACAACCACCGTCTCCCTCGCCCATGGGGTGAAGAAGACCAAGCTCATCCTCTTGGTGAAGGACTTCAGGGCATTTGAAAGGACCGGGCGCCAGTTGGTGTTGTGCTCCAAAACATGGCGCATGAAAATGCCCTCTACACTTGATGTGTAGACAGTCAAATCTGCTACTACGTCACAAAAGCCCTCTGTCCCGTCTATGCCTACATACTTCCCGTTTCGATAGGTCTTTGAATAGGCGGGCCCACAACCCCAGTCTTCAACGACATCACAACCTTTTAACCAATCCATCCCTACTTGGTAGGATTCTTCAACGCCGTATCTCTTGGCGTGCTCCGGCCATTTCATTCCTTGGGTTTCTTCGCCATCCTGGCCTTCAACATCCGAAGTTCGTTCTCCAACTGCTTGACTCTTGCACAGAGAGAACTAACATCTTCAGTGACTTCCGCTTTGGCTTGGGCGCTTGATTGCGATTTCTCTACTTCGTCTACCCTGCCCTCTAAGGTTTTCACTCTCTGAATCAACGCAAGCGACACTAGAACACTCCTGAAGACTTGGGATACTCTATTTTCTTGCCGAAATCCTGCGCGGCGTGGAAAGTTTTCGAAAACAGAGCCGCATACTGAAGCGCGTCATGTGGATGTGAGTAGGAGTTCTTCTCCGGTACGTCTTTGTACCGTTCTTCTCCTGTTACTTGTATTCTTTTGTAGTGATACCCACCGTTGAAGCCTTTTCTGATTAGCTTCGCCTCTGGGCTTACAACAAGACCAGGGATACCATCAATGAGAGTAGTAAGATACCGAGCAACAGCTTCACGTCTTGCCAGAAATTCATTCGTAATCGCCGGCATCGCTGGGATACCCGCTTCAGCCAATTCCATAAAGCACGTCTTCTCATCGGAATCCGCCCTTCTGTTCCCAGCCGGGTCTCCAGTGGCTTGAAACTTGTATCCTGGAAAGTGCATCGCAAGGAAAGGCTTTACCGAATCCCTCGCAAACTGCCGGATCCCCATGTCATCGCCTAAGAGGTCGGCTAAGACTCTCAACTGCCCCCTGGGAGTCACTTGAGCTACCATGCAGGCGGGAGTGAGTCCGTAATCAAAACCCAGAAGAAGAGGCAGACCAGCATAGGGTTTCACTTCCCTACAATGAAGCTCGTCGTTGTACTCCGGATAAACAGGTCTACCCGCTGAAATGGTCCCGTACTGAGCTAGGGCGTAGACCTTGATCCACTCTTTATTTTTCCCCTGGATCTGTCTCAGGTAGTACTCATGTCCTCCGGGGAGGTTCTTGATGTTCTCCGCTTCGGGGTTGGGGAGGTAAATCCCCCCTCTCTGAAGTAAACCTCCGGGTTGTTTGAAGAGCCTGAACCCTTCCGGTTTCTCTTCTTCAAATATCCTATAGATCCAGTGATCATCATCGGGGAAGTTCGTATCACCAAATACTCCATACCAACTCGGCCCTCCCCATCTTTGAGGCGGATATCTACCTACCCGTTGGGTGGTCATGTCGAAAACCGCCTTGGGAGACTCGGACATCTCCGAAATCCCCGCCCAAGTCAGTTCTAGAGACTTCAGCTTTCCAACGTCTTCCGGTCGATCTAGAGCGAGAAAGAAAATCTCGCACTTCATCCGGGTTTTATCTGGTAGTTCAATGTCCATCTTCGCCGAGATGGGAGAGGCCCAGTTAATAGGAGCCACTTCTTCAGGAAACCACTCCTGAAACGACTTGATGACCGTTGACCTCAACTCGGGGTAGGTGCTTCTCAGCAACATCCCCCTGGAATATCGGGTCCTCTCATAAGGCTTTTGCTGAAGAGAAACCGAGACCCCTTTCATTAGAGAGGCAACGGTCTTCCCCGACCCTACAGGGCCTTCAATGAGAGATACAAAGCTGCGATCGGAGAGGTATTGAGAGGCTATCGGTCCCGGTGGAGCGTAGTTAATGTCCACAAGACCTACCCAGCATCAGTATTTCCCTCTTTCGGCGGCTCTAAGGGCTTCCATCCACTCGTCTGAGT